GCAATCCTAGCCCACAAATGATAAGATTTTTTGATCAAAAATTTGGTAATGGTGCTGCTGCTTCAGCATTACAAGGACAATAATAATGGCTAATCCATTTGATGAATTTGACATAAAACAACAAGCAAATCCATTTGAAGAACAGCCACTTACTGCTGGTCGTGTTGGAGAGTTATTAACTCGTGGAGCTGCTCCTGCTGTTACTGGTGCTTTGGCTGGTGGTGCTGTAGCTGGTGCGCCTGGTGCTTTAGTTGGATCAATGGCGCTACCTATTGGAGATGTTCTTAATACGCTTATTAATTTAGCCTCTAGTGGAGTTAAAGAAATTACTGGTGCTGATTTAGGTAGATTAGCTATGCCAAGCCAAGTAGCATCGGAGTATATGGCTAAGGCTGGTTATGCAGAGCCAACAAGCACTACAGAGCGTGTAATAGAGGCTGGTGGTTCTGGCATTGGTGGTGCTGGAGCGCAATTGCCATCTTTAGCTAGACTAGCAAAAGAAGGCGCATCCGTTGTAACTAGAAATGTTGCAGAGCAAATGGGCAAAGCTCCTATTACGCAAGCCGTTATTGCTGCCCCACAACAAATGACAGCACAAGCCGTTACTGAGGCTACAGGAAGTCCTTTAGCTGGATTAATTGCTGCTATGGGTATGGGCGCACCATTTGGTGTAAAAAGCAGGCAAGGAGAAGTTGCTCCTACTGCAAAAGAATTAAGAGCATCAGCCTCAGATGCTTATGCAAGATCCGCTAAAGCTGGTGCAGTAATTAAGCCAGAAAGCCTACAAAACGCAGGTCAATCAATTGTTAAAAGCGTTTCTGATCGTATTGCTATTGATCCACAAGAAGATACTGGAGCAATGGCAGTACAGCGTAGATTACAACAAAGTTTTGAAACTCCACAAACATTAGAGCAATTAGATTTAACTCGTCAATTTATTAGAGATGCACAAGGCTCTGGTGGCAGAAGTGGAAAGTATGCAAAAGAAGCGTTAAAAGAGTTTGACACTTACATCAATAATCTTGGTGCAAACGATATTTTAAAAGGTGATTCTAAAACTGCTATTTCAGCACTTAAAGAAGCTCGTGATTTATGGACAAGAAATAATAAAACACAAGCACTAGAAGATATTTTACAAAGCGCAGAACTAAGAGCAACTGCAAATTATTCACAATCAGGACTAGAAACTGCTTTGCGTAGAAAATTAGTAAATCTTGCAGACTCAGAAGATTTAAAGTTTTTTACTAAGACCGAACAAGACGCAATTATTGCTGCTGCAAAAGGTGGTAAATTACAAAACTTTTTAAGATGGGCTGGTAAGTATGCAGGAACAAGTCCATTACAAACTGGTGTTGGCTCTGGTATGGGTGCTGGAGTTGGAGCATTACTAGGTGGCCCTGTTGGTGCTGCTATTGGTGGCGCAACTGTTCCTGCTGTTGGTGGTTTAGCTAGAGCTGGTGCAACACAACTTGGTATGGATCAAATTCGCCAATTGCAAGAAATGATGGCTTTAGGTAGGATGCCTGAGGTAATTAGAAGTAGATTTGGGGCAGTCCCAGCAACTACCACTCGTGGATTATTAACAAATCCAATTCCTGCTGATCAAGAAGAACAACCTTTTTAACGAGATAAAAAATGGCAAAGACAAAGATTTCAGAATTTGATAGCACTCCAGCTAACAATACCGACATAGACAGTATTAACATTGCAGAAGGCTGCGCTCCATCTGGCATTAACAATGCTATTCGTGAGTTAATGAGCCAACTAAAAGACCAACAAACAGGGGCATCAGGCGATAACTTTACTGTAGGTGGAAACTTAGCAGTAACAGGATCTACTACATTTACTGGTGCTGTAGTAATGTCTAGTGCAAGCGCATCTAGTGGTGTAACTGGAAATGTAACAGGCAATGTAACAGGTAATGTAACGGGTAATTTACTTTCAGTAACAAATACAATTACTTCTGGTAGTTTTATTGTTGGAAATACTTATACAATTGCAACACTTGGAACAACTGACTTTACGCTAATTGGTGCATCTGCTAATACTGTTGGAGTTGAGTTTACAGCTACTGGTGTTGGTACAGGAACTGGTACTGCAACAACAGTAACTGGTCGTGCTGCAAGTTTATCTTCCGTATTGCCAGTTACTAAAGGTGGTACTGGAAATTCATCAGCAACTCCAAATGCAGTATTTATTGGTGGTACTACAAGTACAAGTGCAATTTTAGCAGTTAAACCAGGAACATTAACTAATGTATTAACATCAACTGCTGGATCAACAGTTACTGCTGGTAGTTTTGTAGTTGGTGTTCAATATTCAATTCTTACAGTTGGATCAACTGATTTTACATTGATTGGCGCATCTGCTAATACTATTGGTATTGTTTTTACTGCAACTGGAGTAGGATCTGGAACTGGTACTGCTCAAATAACTACATGGACTTCTGCTACTGGGGCTTATGCCTTAACTAGCGGTACTACACAAGCATCTACATCAGGAACAAATATTGACTTTACTAGCATCCCTAGTTGGGTAAAGCGTATTACTGTAATGTTAAATGGTGTTTCTACAAATGGAAGTTCAATTTTACAAGTTCAATTAGGAACATCTAGTGGAGTTACTACATCAGGTTACACATCCTATGCTTGGACTGCTTCAGCTTCATATCAATCTAGCACAACAGGTTTAATGTTTGGTAGTAATGCAGCATCATCAGTTAGATATTCAATAATGACTATTTGTGCTATGGGTTCTAATCTTTGGATAGAATCAAATACAGGCGCAGAAAGCGGTGGTGGTTCAAGTGGTGGTGGTAGTGTAACTCTTGGTGGCACATTAGACAGAGTTCGCATTACTACAGTAGGTGGCGATACATTTGATGCTGGCTCAATTAACATTCTTTACGAGTAAATCATGGCTGAAATCGATTTATTTAAGTATGGACAACTTGTGGCTCAAGTAGATGCTATGGAGAAGAAGATAGACAAGCTAGAGGAAGGCATGAGTGAGTTATTAGCCCTCGCCAATAAAGGGAAGGGTGGGTTCTGGATGGGCATCGCTGTTGTATCAGCCTTTTCTACATTTATTGGTTTTATAAGCCACTACTTTACAGGCAAGTGATGTGTCAGATCCATTCGGAATTACAGATGGAGTTAAATCCGTTACAAGCAGTATTAATGAGTCAGTAAAGGCTAGTCAAGAACTTAGCAAAGCTATTGATGGCGTTTTAGAAGTAGCAGATAAAGCAGCAAAAGAAAGAGCAGATTCTAGAAAAAAAGCTAGGCAAGTAAACCCTAACACTACAACAATTATTGAAGCTGTAGATGAATTTCAGCAACTTTTAATAGCAAGACAATCAGAATCAAAGATCCAAGATCAGATCACTAAGAAATACGGCAGTCATGCTTGGGATGAGATACAAGGTATTAAAGCTAGAAAGCAATGGGAAGATAAGCAAGATAGGTATTTAGAGCAGCATGATAGACGAGTAATGAAAAGCGTTATGCTGTTGTGCTACATATTTTCTGCATGGATAGCTTACGAATGTACATGGGGTAGATGGAAATGAAAGATGATTTTGATTTATTTATGTGGGCTTGGGTGGTTTTAACATCTTGGATGGCCTTTGGTATTTACTTATATTTGGGTTAATATGGCAGATGAAAATCAAAAAGGGGCATTTATTGAGAAGTTGCTATTTGCACTTCTTCCCTTACTTATTGGTTGCACAGGGTACTTAATTTCTGCTCTTGGTGCATTGCAACATGATGTAACCATTCTAAACAGTAAAGTTAGTTTAGTAGTTACAAGCGATAACAAACAGGCATCAAATACTGGCGCTGAATTAGCTAGAGAAAAACTACGCCAAGATTTAGGGATTGAAATTCAAAAGAATCGTGATTCAATTGCTGAGAATAGATTGCATATTGCAATCATGGAAGAAAAACTGGGTGTTGTTAAAAAAATCCAGCCTTTAAGAATGGGTGAAAAATAATGTTTACTTTGCTTACTACTTTAGTTTCTTTCTTAGCTGGCGGTCTGCCAAAACTAATGGACTATTTTCAAGATAAGTCTGATAAGGCGCATGAACTAGAATTAGTTAAGATGCAAACTGAGCGTGAGATGGAGATGCTTAAGGAAGGCTATATAGCCCAGGCTAAGGTAGAGGAAATCCGTACTGAGCAGATTGCTATCCAAACTGCTGAGAAAGAGCGTGAGTCGCTTTATGCCCACGATATAGCTATCGGTCAAGGCGCAAGTCAATGGGTAATTAATGCCAGAGCATTTACTCGTTCATTCATTACTTATGGCTTATTCTTTTTGTTTGCTTTTGTAGAGATATTTGGTTTTTACTATGCCGTTAAAACTGGCGTAGATTTCAGCATTGCCCTTGATATGTTATGGGATAACGAAACACAAATCATTTGGGCGAGCGTTGTTTCTTTTTGGTTCGGATCGCAGGCCTTTAAAGCTAAATGAGTTTAGATCAGCGTGTCATTGACATGATTAAACACCATGAGGGTGTAAAAGTTAGACCATATCAATGCCCAGCATTAATCTGGACTATTGGCGTAGGCCATGTAATCGACCAATCACACATTAGAGTTCCATTGGCAGAGCGTAAAGTCTTGCCTATTCCTGATGGCTGGGATCGCACTCTATCAATGGGGGAAGTAGATGAAATACTTGCTAAAGATTTACAGTCATTTGAAAGCGGAGTTAGACGATTATGTCCTAATGGGATTACTCCTGGTAGGTTTGGCGCACTTGTTTCTTTCGCCTTCAATGTTGGACTCGGTAATCTCCAAAATTCTACCCTTCGCATGAAACACAATCGAGGCGAGTTTGAGTCTGCTGCCGAGGAGTTTCTAAAGTGGAATAAGGCTGGTGGTAAAGAATTAAAAGGCCTTACAAACAGGCGCAAAGACGAAAGAGCTTTATACTTATCTTAAAATGGGTCTGTTAAATTAACATACTTAAACCAACTGACAGGGACATCAAAAAAGAACTCCCCACTAGGGACTTCCCTATTATTGACCTCTATCAATGGACACTTTTTCACCAACTCAGCTTTCAGCCAGTACGCATGACTTAAGTCGTGAGTTAGTGCAAAAAATAGAACAGGGCGATCTTGTAGAAACAATTTTGCTTTACGATGCGCTATATGAATGGTGGTATGGTGGCAAAAGCTCCAGCCCCGTACTTCAACTTCAACAAAGCCAACTGGATTTCCTGCTCTGTAGGCGATTAAATCTACTCCATACACATTAGGGTTTTCCCTGCACTCTAATCCCCATTTCATTTGCATCCATTCGGATACAACTTTCCTAGCTGGTGGATCGTACTTATCGTGCAATGCTTGGTCAAAGCGTTTGCCAGCGTAATCGGTAGGGCGCTGGCTCTCCTTCGTGAAGGTTAATGCCGATCTCATCTGTTAATTAAAATGGTACTTCGTCATCCTCGATTGTATTCTTTGGCAGCTCATCTCCACCACTAGGCTTAAAGTTATCCTTTGGCGGTTTTTCCTTGCCGACTGATCCAGAAAAGAACTTACCATTCTTGCCATCTTTTAACCAGGCGTTAAGGTAATGCTCTTTGCCGTTAATCATTATTGATCCAGCATAATCAGGATGTGTTTCTTTTTCCTTACGATTATTCTTGAATAGGCTAAAGTTGCCATCTTTCATTTCATAGGCCATTTTTTCTCGCTTTCAATTTAGTTAATGTATCTTCGACCTCGCTT